CGCACGGGCAACATGTTGTTACGACTGGCGACGGATTTTGTGGAATGCATACGCTTCGATACTTCGGTGTCAGCGACTTTTCACTCGTCCCAGCGGACCAGACTTCTAAAGGCTGGTACACACTTGCCACTATGCGAAATGTCACGCATATGGCAGGTTATCATCTTATGTTGCATATGAATGGCTTACCACACAGCTTCTATGCACATAATGACATGACAAAACGTCGTGCCACGATTAATATTGATCACTCCAGTAATCATTGGACGCCGTTCATTTGCGAATGTGACCATTCGTCCTTAATCGAGCACAACGTAGGTGATTATGGCGCATATCCCCATCACCGGGAATGCTGTATGTCAACGCAGCTAATGTAAATTTGACAGATGGTGCAGGTCAAGCACTATCATTTCGCAATCGTTTTAAGAAATACGATACAAAAATTTCTAAACCCTTGACAACAGCCACAACGTTCACAGTGCAACCAGACCCCAATAACGGTGGTGCATTTACGGATTTGTGTTTGTGCGTCGGTCACGATAACACGACCACAGCAGATGTCAAGGCTACAAACGACGCAATGCGCACTATATGCAAAGATATATCAGCGTATGCGTCCAAAAATGGCTTAACAGTATTGATGCCATTGGTGGGTACAGATCTTTTTAAAGGTAGTCTTTGCTGCCTTAAAAGACATCTTCGGGATATGCATTGCCACACGATCATGCAATTTTATACCAAGAAGATCATGCAACGTTATCATGATACACCGCTATGTACACACGGCGGCTACGTAGATATGTTCGAGACCCGTACCCCTAAGACCATCACCGTCAATATAAGCCCACAGCAAATAAGTCCTGCTTTTGAATCCATTATCTATGAGAGATTAGATGATCATATGTCCGAAAAGATCGATGACATTATTGATTATTATATGGACAAGCATGATTTAGATGCGGCCAATAATCCGGGTATTCTGGAATATTCGGCAGCACCTGGCCATTTTGCTCAACAGTACAACATGTTGAGCTTGCCAGGCAGGTATGTAACCTGTCATTACAAACCGGGCTGGGCAATGAAACACGCTAAAGCCGACTACACTTACAACAATGTAGGCGACCTTATCATGCAACTCAAACCAGTCCATTTGGACAACATCGATTTCGTTATTGATGATGATCCAATAAATTCCCAAAATGTGGCCGATAAATTACAATTTCAGACGTTTTGTTTGACCAAAAACATCAAATCATTCTTTTACAAAATTATGTTTGACGAGAAATTGTATAAAGAGCTTGTAGATCGTTTGGTCTTCACCTCTTCATATCTGCACATCTTCAGAAATGACGGCACTCGCAACGTTTGCGGTGAACAATACATATTTATATCGAGCACTAGCGGTGTAGAGGTACACTCAGAAGTTTTCGACCCTATTGTGGCTCAAAAACTCATTGATGACGAGTCTTACAAACAACAGAAGAATACTCGCGCCAGTTGCAAATGTAAATTAAAATTGATACCTAATACTCTTTTGACTGCCAAAGTCCCTAAAGAGTCAATAACCAAGTTATTACAACTTTTGATTGACGAAGATCCAGTCTTGTCAAATAGTGTGAAATTGGAATTGCAGGAATTGATTTTTGACGATATAGATATTGAAGTTCACGCCGTATCAGGCGTAGGTGGTTCCGGAAAAACCATGGATGTTATTAATAGCACTTGCAGCAATTGCACAATCGTTGTATCACCATACTCGCGTGCTAAGAAGGACATCCAAAAGATTGCCAAATTAGGCAACAACTACGCGAACACTCATATAGCAGTTATTAATAATCGTGGTCACCAACACATTCGTCAAATAATCTTGGACGAAGTTTATGTCCAGAATTTTACTATGATCGCCATATACAAAATACTATGGCCGGATGTGAAATTCTATGGCACCGGTGATCCTAAGCAAATAACATGGGCAGATTGGGATGGAACATTAATCGTCCCCAAAATAGAGTCGAAAGGCTATAATCTGACCACTAAGCGCAATCCCAAATCAGTTACTGATTTGTTTGCAGGCTATATACCTGGTATTGTCTCATCCAGTAAAACCAAAGACATTGTTAAGTACGTGCCGGAACGTACTCACCCAGATAAGAAAGATGTCGGACCACATGACACAGTTATCACTTTCACCAAGAATAATAAAGAATTTTTGTCCAATTTGTTTGGTTACAATGTCTTTACTGCAGGTGAATCACATGGGCGCACTTTAGAACGCGTCCATCTGTGTTATACCGACATCAAACAAATGCCCGAGGAAATGCGTCCAAGGCAATTGTACACTGCCATCAGTCGTGTTTCACGCGAGTTGGTGGTATACGGCATCAATGGTGATGAGGATATCAAAGTCACACTCCAAGGCTCAGCCTTGGAGCGCGCATTAGACGCGACAGACACACCATTCCATGATACCGTAGAATTCATCGAAAAACCATTAGAAACAGCAATGTTTGTCGAGGAAACCATACGCATTAAACCACCAGCCGTCGATAAAGCGGCTATTGAAAGCGTTTTACAACGCATTTACGTTACATCTAACAATCTACCACCAGATGTAGTTGATTTGAATCCTAATAGTATACCGCAGGATATCAGCAAACGTAAATACAATGCAGATGTAAGATTCTTTGAGTCTTACGATCACATTGTTCATGCCAAGAAGTTGTCGCAATTTCGTGTCTATAATCGACTTTATACAAACATGTCGATCAAGAAAGCCGCATCAACCCAACTGTCCAGATATGCCAAACGCGCCAACAAACCGCTATCTGCTAGTATTGAAGACAGGTTCATGGAAGGCTTAGAAACATGGCTGCGACCCAACTATAAAACTTTGGCTAAATTGCACCGACCAACATCGGATCAAATCATCAGCAAACTTTGCGAATCGTTGCGCGTTTTGCAAACTAAATTCCCGAAGGTAGCTTTGGAAGCATTTACTGATGATGAACGTGAATTTTTTGCAGGATTCACACATGAAAATCATGAGCAAGTCCGCGATTACGCGAGTAGCTCAAAATCTGCACGACGCGGTCTCATCATCAATGATGATGTCGAACTCAAACCCATCAGAGACCGTCGCATGCTCTATCTCAAGAATTACGTGGAAACCATGTTAGATCCATTGGCACCACCGTCCAAATATCTTGATTTAGAGAACGAGTTCACAACTGAGTTTAACTATCATAAACAAGTTAAATTCCATATGAAGCAACAACCCAAAAACATCATGAACCCCGGGTTTGATGCAGAAGATAAAGCAGGTCAAGGCGTTAGCGCTTGGACCAAAATGGCCAATATTGTTTGCGCAGGTTTCATCAGATGTTTCGATGAAATATTACCATTACTGCTTAAGGATAATGTACAATTAGCATACAATTCATCTGATGCTGATTTGTCAACATTCTTTTGCAAGTACGCAGATAAAATCAACGACCGCCAATATATCAAGTGGGTCAATGATTTTGGCGAATTTGATTGCTCACAAGAGCAAAGGGGTATAACAGTGATCACCAAGCTGTATAAATTATTTGGTGTAAGTGATGCAGCAGCTAATTTTATGATGTCAATGCGAGCAAAATGGACAATGACCATGACGTCTAAATCACCACTAAATACTTCAGATCCCCCGATTCGGGCCATACTTGAGGGTGTGTTTCAAATGCATTCAGGCATGATACACACTCTCGGCGCCAATACTTTGTATAATATGGCAGCTTTGGGTCTTTGTTTTAAATTTAGTGGCGTTATTTGCGCATCTTTTAAAGGCGATGATTCATTTGTTCTATGTCGCAGCGTGATCGAACGAACTGATCACGGTGTGCCAATTTGGCGCATGGCGACATTCAAAATGAAGACAGCTACTCCAGACATCGCAGAGTACATCGCCAATATCATATCACCTTGGGGCTTCATACCAGATTTGATGAGACGCGTAAGTCGTATCTTATCAAAAATGTATCAAAAGAAAGACGATTGGGAACAAATCAAATTGTCTACAGCAGATGCACTATCTGTGATAAATGAAGAAAATCTTGAAATTTCAATGATGTTTTTGGAAAAATTTTATATCAATCAAGGAGTACCTGTCAATCACCACGAACTGACGGACATCTACTTTTATTTAAAACAACTCGTCAAATCGGATACCGACGTTTTGGGCATCCCGGTTGATCTGCTGTTTCTTGAACGTTTCCAACACACCATATAAAACACGTCCCCATCCTTAATAAAGATTCTAGTATCTTATACGGTTAAACCGAAAAACGCTTTTAACCACTTAATTTCAAACATTTAAAATGTCAGATGTTAATAATATCGAGATGAAAGAGAACTTCAGCAACCTTGTCGCTCCTGAAGTGGAAGTACCACGCACCGTAAACGCTAAACAAGCGTTTATGTCCAAGTGCTTACATCCACCATCAGCGGTCAATGGTTTTGACGGTCTCCCAACCGAAGATACTAGATCACAGGTTGTCGTTGAGTACAAGGGAATGAAACTCATGGACCAACCTTTATACTTGAGCAATACAGCAGTAACAGCTCCGGCAAAACGACCAACATCTTTTGCTTTCCTCATTCCCGGT